TGGGGATCACCCGGACATGGCATTACGACGAAGAGAAGGACGAGGCGACGATCCAGACGCAGCAGGATGTCTCCGCGATTGTTGAAGAGAACAAGCAAGAATTTAATCAGGTGGATGAGCGCGCACGCTGGGGTGAATGGTCTCGCGTGGCGTCGATTCCGCTGAGTCTGTATTACCAGATGAAGGCCGAGGGTAAGCTCGAGGATGAGGCTTACATGAAGCGCTGGCTCAACGACCCCGAAAATCGCCATTTCCGCGTGCGGCCGGGGCAGGTATGAAGAACCAGTACATCGCTGTCTGCACGCCTGCGCGTGACATGGTCCACACCATGTTCACCTATGACCTGGTCAACATGGTGTGCCACCACACGTTGAACACGAACGACGCTGTATCGCTCAAGATCAGCGAGGGAACGCTGATCGCTAACCAGCGCGCCGAGCTGTCGCTCGATGCAATGCGCGAAGGCTGCTCGCATCTACTGTTCGTGGATTCGGATATGCGTTTCCCGCAGGACATGATCTCGAGGCTGCTGGCGCATGATCTGGATATTGTGGCCGCTAACTGCGCCAGGCGCAGGATGCCAACCGGGCCGACGGCGCAGATCTATAAGGAAAACGGCGACCGCGAGCTGGTCTGGTCGATGCCAGAGAGCACCGGCCTGCAGGAGGTTGGATCTGTCGGGATGGGCGTTATGCTCATCAAGGCCAACGTCTTCAAGGGTTTATCGGAGCCGTGGTACGAGACGCCTTGGCGCAGCGATAAGCGTGGCTACATTGGCGAGGACGTTTATTTCTGCAACAAGGCTCGGGCCGCTGGCTTTAAAATCTGGATAGATCACGATGTGTCCAAAGAGATCGGGCACGTCGGGACGTTTGAATTCAAGCACGACCACACCTGGGTCATCAAAGATCTAGAGAAGGAAAAGGCGCCCTAATGGCACTGACAACGTACACGGAACTTAAGGCGTCGGTGGCCGACTGGCTTAACCGTACCGATCTGACCAACGTCATTCCGGACTTTATCTCTCTGGCCGAGGCGCAGATTGAGCGCACGCTGCGCACCCGCCAGATGATCGTGCGCGCCACGGCCTCCATTGATACCGAATACAGCGCGGTGCCGGCTGATTTTCTTGAGACCAAGTCGATCAAACTCAACACCAACCCGGTAACGGCGCTGGTGTTTGAATCAATCGACGCACTTGATAGTCTTAAATCTACAACCTACATTTCGCCTGGCCGTCCAGGATACTTTGGCATTGTCGGCGGCCAGATCCGTGTGCTGCCGGTGCCTGATAGCACCTATACCGCCGAGCTGATTTATTACGCCAAGCTGTCTAAGTTGTCGTCATCAGTGGCGACTAATTGGCTTTTGACGCAAGCGCCAGATGTGTATCTGTACGGCTCGCTGATGCAGGCTGCGCCTTATCTCAAGGATGATTCGCGGGTGCCTGTTTGGGCGGCCATTTACACCCGCGGCCTTGAGGAGCTGCAGATTGCTGACGACCGCGGTGCGACATCTGGTGGCTCCATAATGATGCGGGCCAGGTCTTTCGGATAAGGAGTTTTTCAAATGTCATCGTTTACCGACTACACCGAGAACCTGGTTCTCAATTTTCTCTTAACAACTAACACCGCCACCCGCCCCACCGCGTGGTATATAGGATTGTTCACGGCTGCCCCGTCTGATACGGGCGGCGGCACTGAGGTCTCTGGCAACGGATACGCTCGTGTTGCTACCGGCACGATCAGCGTGTCTGGCACGTCGCCTACAAACGCAACAAACGCAGCGGCCATTGAATTCGCTGCGGCCTCTGGTGGTAACTGGGGGTCCATTGGCTGGGCTGCGATTTTTGACGCTTCTACCAGCGGGAATATGCTGGCCTGGGCGGCTCTGTCGACTGCGCGCACCATCAACGATGGCGACGTGCTGCGCATCCCCGCCGGCGACCTGGACGTCACTTTGACGTAATCCAGCATGGCTGCATACGGCTCCGGTCCATACGGCCAGGGGAAATACTCTTACGGGGTAACGCTTGCAGCCGTCGCGGTTTCTGCCTCGTCAAGCGCATCGGTTTCGGCCGTGCGTTACGCCTTCGCGGCGTTTACTTGCGCAAGCGCGTCAACACTCAGCGCGTCTGGTAATGTCATCAAGGACGCCTCGTTTAGTGTCTCCGCGTCTTCATCTGCCTCTGTTGTAACGCAGCGAGTCACATTTGCAGCTATCCCCATAGCAGCGGCGTCGTCGGTCAGCGTCTCGGCATTGCGTTACGCTGTCGGCGCCTTTACTGCGGCCAGCTCGTCGGCCACCAGCATTTCCGCGCTGCGGTACGCTATTGCCTCATTTGCTGCTAATGACGAAAGCGCGATGTCGGTGGCGGCGATTCGGGTGCCGCTGGTTAGTATCCTGATTGAGGCATGGGCTGACATGACGGTCAGCACCAGCGTAATCGTGAACCAGGCGGTCACGATTAACGCCGAGTCGGCCGTCTTTATTTATGGCGCCAAAGTGCAGCGCGGCGCGCTCTTGTTTACATCTAGTTCTGGCGTGGTTGTCAGTGGTGTTCTAAAATGGGTGCCAGAATCTGATACATCGGAAACATGGACTAGCATCCCAGACACAGGCGAGGTCTGGACTGCGGCTTCCGACGCATCAACGAGCTGGACTGCGCAAGGCGACACGTCCGAGTCTTGGACACCAATTTCTGTGAATTCTGAAACGTGGCAAATTGCCGCATGAGGTGATAAATGGCCGATACGACTACCACCAACCTATTGCTGACCAAGCCCGAGGTCGGCGCCAGCACGGATACTTGGGGCACCAAGGTCAATACCGATCTGGACACCATCGACGCGATTTTCGCTGCTGCAGGTAGCGGAACGTCGGTGGGCTTGAATGTTGGCGCCGGCAAGACGCTTACGGTGGCCGGCACGCTAACATCGTCTGGCACCATTAACGCATCGGGCGATGTGAACCTGACCGGCACGGGCGCCGTGCAGGTTCCTGCTGGGACTACCGCCGAACGCCCTGCTGGTGCAACTGGTGATTTTCGTTTTAATAGCACCCTCGGTAAATTTGAGGGCTATAGCGGCAGCGCCTGGGGCGCGGTCGGTGGTGGTGCAACGGGTGGTGGTAGTGATGCTGTGTTCATTGAGAACGATCAGACCGTGACGGCCAACTACACGATTACCACAAACAAAAACGCAGGCACTTTTGGGCCAGTCACGATTAACAGCGGCATCACCGTTACCGTGCCCAGCGGCTCGGTGTGGTCGGTAATTTAAAGGGAACGATATGGCTGTAACAATTAACGGAAGCACGGGCATCGCAGGCGTTGATGGAAGCGCCGGGACGCCTGCTGTCCAGGGCGCGGACGCCAACACCGGGATGTTCTTCCCCGCCGCAGACACGATTGCGTTTGCTGAAGGTGGCGCGGAGGTGGCGCGGTTTGATAGCTCGGGGAACTTGGGCATTGGGACGAGTTCGCCTAACTCTAAATTGAACACCTACGCCGCCGCAAACGCTCTTTCCATCCAATATGTTGCAACAAATCAGAACGCAGTTTCACCAACTGCTGCAATAGGATTCAATGTTTCTGACTCTTCTGAAACAACAGCGGCTTGTGCAAAGGGTGGCATTGGATTTACCCGAAACGCTGCTTTTGGCGGCGGCTACTTGGCGTTTTACAACAACAATAGTGGCGCAGCGGGAAACTTTACGACTGCTGACGAACGCGCCCGCATCGACAGTAGCGGGAATCTGCTGGTGGGGACGACGAGTTCTTTTGGGGTTGGCGTAACCGTCTTGCCCGCTGGGCAAGTTTTTGCAAGTCGCAGCGGCGACGTGTCTGGCGTGTTCGACCGACGAGACAGCGATGGTCAGGCAGTAAATTTCCGCAGACAAGGAAACACGGTGGGTTCTGTTTCCGTGACAACCACCGCGACCGCCTACAACACCTCATCCGACTACCGCCTGAAAGAAGATGTGCTGCAGATGACCGGGGCACTGGCCCGTGTCGCAGCACTTAAGCCTGTCACCTACAAGTGGAAGTCTGACGGCAGTGACGGTGAGGGCTTCATCGCCCACGAACTGCAAGCTGTAGTTCCTGACTGCGTGACCGGCGAGAAAGACGCTGTGGATGCGGAAGGCAATCCCGTCTATCAAGGCATCGACACCAGCTTTCTGGTCGCCACGCTGACCGCCGCAATCCAAGAGCAACAAGCCCTCATCGCCGCGCTGCAAGCAGATGTCGCCGCGCTGAAAGGAGCACAAGCATGAGCAGCATCAAGTTAAGCCCCAACGCCTCCGGCACGGGTGCATTCACCATCGCCGCACCGAACAGCAACACTGATCGCACGCTGACGCTGCCGGATGCGACGGGGACTGTGCAGGTTTCTGGCGCAGCTATCTCCGGCACGACGGGTTCTTTCAGTGGCGACCTATCGTTTAACTCTGGCTACGGCTCTGCTGCTGTGGCCTACGGCTGTCGTGCTTGGGTGAACTTCAACGGTACGAGTACGGTGGCTATTCGTGCTAGTGGGAATGTGACTAGCATAACGGATAACGGTACGGGCGATTACACAATCAATTTCACCACTGCTATGCCGGATTTAAATTATTCGATGGTTGGGAGTTCAGACGGAGAAGCCGCCGTTTCTTCGCTTGGAATAGTTGTCATAAAAACAAACAGCCCGTTTACGACGACTACAGCGCGGATAAACACAAAAACAACTAGCGAAACAAACATTGACAAATCAACCGTGTGCTTGTCTTTCTTCCGCTAATCAGGAGCAACCATGAACTCCCGCATCATTTATCCCACCGACGATGGCGGCGTGGCTGTCATCATTCCCGCTGCCGAGTGCGGCCTGACGATTGAAGAGATCGCAGCCAAAGATGTGCCTGCTGTCGTTGTAATGCAGGATGGCGTTGTTGTATCTTCTACGCCTCGATCTTACAAGATCGTGGATGTCGCTGACATTCCGACCGACCGACTGTTCCGCAACGCATGGGAGTTTGCATAAATGATTTCCGTCAACCTAAACAAAGCCAAGGCAATAGCCCACGATATGCGCCGTGCTGCGCGGGCGGCAGAGTTTGCGCCTTTGGACATTAAAGCGACCATCCCCAGCGAAGCTGCTGCGGCTGAAGCGGCTCGGGCATTGATCCGGGCTAAGTACGCAGGGATTCAAACAGACCTGGATGCTGCGGTTGATGTCGTTGAGCTGAAAAGCATCGTGGAGGCCGCACTGTGAGCATCGTAAAAGCCAACACCTACCAAGACGCCTCCGGCGGCAGCAACGCTGTCTTCAGTGGCGTGGCCTCGCCGCCTAATGGCATGGGGTTTCGCTCAAGAATAATTAATGGTGGGATGGCGGTTGACCAGCGCAATGCTGGGGCCGCACAAACCATTACAGCAGCAGCTGCTCTAGCCTACACAGTAGACAGGTGGTACGCATACTCCACGGGCGCAAACGTCACCGGGCAGCGTGTTGCCGGGGCTGGCGCTAACCAATACCGCTACCGGTTTACGGGTGCCGCCTCTGTCACCAAGATTGGTTTTGTGCAGCGTATTGAGGCATTAAACAGCTACGATTTAAACAACATCTCCGCGACCTTGTCTGTAGACCTTGCAAACTCTGTGCTGACTACTGTGACATGGGTGGCTTCTTATGCGAACACAACGGATACGTTTGGTTCTCTTGCCTCTCCAACAGTTACCCAGATCGCTACCGGAACTTTTACAGTCAACTCCACTGTGACCGGGTATAGCACCACGATTAGCATTCCGTCCGCAGCAACCACAGGACTGCAAATTGAGTTTTCTGTTGGAGCACAGACCAGCGGCACATGGACTATTGGTAACGTCCAGCTTGAAGCAGGCTCAGTGGCCTCGCCGTTTGAGCGCAGGGACTACGGGCGTGAGTTGATGATGTGCCAGCGGTATTATCAATACTGGGGAGGCACAGCAAGTTACGAACGTATTGCGGCTGGGTACGCAACCAGCGCCACAGCAATGGAAG